ATCATCCATCAGGTCGGCAAGGACAAGCTCTCCGTCGGGCGTACCGAAGACGTTTCGGTAGGCCTCTCGTCGCCGGCGGAAACGCCAGCTCAGCGTTTGAGGAGAGAGAAGGGCTTTCATCCAGGTCCTTATGCGGGGGCTGTTCCACCCGCTGCCAATTGTGGCACGTTCACCCCAACATTCCCAGCCGCCTGGCTGGCCTGGAGCATCTGGTCCATCTGGGCCTGCTCTGCCTGGATGCGGGCGCGTTCCTCACGCAACTCATCCCGCTCCTCGTTGCTTCGCAGGATCGAGATGGGTGCGCCCCTCGCTTCGTGAATCACCTGGAGCGAAGCATCGGGGTCGAGGCCGTCGAGGACTTGCGGTGCCATCTGCGCGATCTCGCCCGCTGCGGTCCACACTTCCATCGTGGCACGCGCCTCTGGCAGACGCTGGCTACGAAGCACGGGGCTGTTGTAGCTGATTTCGAAATCCTCGTTGACGAGCACGTCAGGCAGCGGCGGCAGCTCGCCACGGCGCTGCATCAGATAGAACTGCCGCTGAATCATCGGGTCGAGGAGCTCTACCTTCAGGCGCGAGAGCATCGGGGCCATCAATCGCTGGGCCTCTGCGGATAGCTCGAGCACATGCGTAGCGGTCATGCGCGGATCGCGGAACAGCTGCATGAGCTGGGCGTAGAAGGCATCGCGCACGCTCTGTCGCGTTTCGTTCAGAACCTCTTGGGTGATCGGGAAATTGGTCCCGGTTGGGAGCGTCCCAATCGGCACGCCACGGCTTCGGACCAAGAGATCCTCGCGCACGATATTCATGCCGCCAGGGGAAGTGACTACTTGCGTCAGCACGCCATCGTCTGGCACGAGAAGCGGCGGGTCGGCCACCTTCTGCGCGAGCTGTAGCAGCGTGCGCTTCATCTCGTTGAGCATCTTGCCATCCGAGAGCGCGGTCATGCCGGGGCCGCGTCCGTAGACTTCTCCAGCCTCACGGCTCCAGCGGGCCACGTGGATCGGAAGCTCGTAGTAGCCTCCCTCGCTCATCTTGTCGCCGCTGTCGAGCATCACATAGACGCTGCGCCAGGGCTTGTTCGATCCTGGCCCGAGCCCTCGCGGCTGTGCGGAGGGATCGGTCACATGGTGAACCAGCTGGATGAATTCGAACTTCCGGCCGGGTTCCTTGATGACCGCGTCGTTGATCGCCTTGCTGTTGGTCGTGCCCATCTCGTCGCCGAAGGCCTGCGCGGCCTGGCGCGCGGTGTAGCGGAACTTGCGAAAGACCAGGTCGATGATCCCGAGCTGATCCTCCTCCACGTAGATCTCGCCGAGCGGCCTGGCCGAGAAGTAGGTGTAGTTGCCCTGGTCCACGGAGAACATCGCGGAGGTTCCGAAGCCGCCGATGTCGAAGAAGATCTCCGCCATGTTGACGGAGAACCCGGCGCGTGGCATCGCGAAGCCATTTCGCATGCGCTTGGTGACTTCCTCAAACCACTCGATCGAGGTGCGGTCTTCGCGCAGCTCGTCATTGGTCGGGATGACGGACATCCAGGGCGTGGATGGGTCGGCGAGAAGTCCCTGGAGGCCTCCGGCAAGCTGAATCAGCGATTGCCGCGCCGTGGTGTCGAGTATCGGCCGCGTGCGCCTGCGCCCTGGTTCATCGTGGTACTCGATGAAGTCTCGCTTGCCGAAGAGGTTGTCGGCGCACTCTTGCCACTCGCTTTCGAAGTGAATCCGGTTTTGCTTCACCACCTGAAACCGCTCGATGATCTGCTTCCCGGTTTCCAGCATTGTCAGGCTCCAACGAGGGTTGTCGAACCCAGGCTATCGCCAAGTAGCGTATGGTCCGCGCCGTAGGGTTGGCGCAGCTGTCGCGCTCGCGCATCGCGCAACTCGTGGTCGATGACCTTCTCCTTCGGCTTGAGGTTCGGTGGCTTCGGCGGCCCTGGTTGGGTCGCGGCTTGCACCACCGTTCCGGCAAAGGCGAGGATTGCGGGAATCGCGGGTGCCATGACGGCCATCAGGAACCTCCCACCAGCAGCGTTGCGCCGGTTATCGCATTGTCGGGAATTTGCTTGGGAGGCCGACGGATCTTGTCCGTGGTCTGTCTTTCCAGGCGCAAGGCTTCGTTCAAGAGGCCTCGCTTCCGGTCACGGTTGGGATCTCTGATCGGCTGCCACGGGGCGTCGGGAGTGCCCATCATAGGCTCGTCCTCAATGCCTGGAGGCGTATGGATCGAGAACATCATAGCCCCTCGCGATCTGTTGTCGCATCCCGGTGGGCTCGGTGCGGAAAGCCCGCGTCATCATGGCCCCGTAGCGGGTGGCAGACATCAAGTCGTCGCGTTCGTCTACGATGATCCCGTCCTTTCGGTGATAGGTGCGGTACTCATCGAACCACTGTTCAAGGTGCGAGAACACGCGGAGGCGACCGCTTCCCATGCGCTCGGAGAGCATCTCGATCCCAGGCTCTACGTTGAAGCCGCCCTCCGGGAACGTCGCGTGCTCGCTCGTCATCTTCACGCCCTTTTGCCGGTAGAGGTTGGCGTAATTCTCACCGGAGCCCGGATCGTGCTTCCCGGCGTCATGCGGGTAGGTGGTCGGAATCCACTTCGGCCGCATCAGGATCGCATCGGCGTGAACGGCCAGGCGCACCTCTTTGTTCTTGTAGGTGTCGTAGATGTGCAGCACGTCCGTATCGCGATCGTGCGCGAAGAAGGCGCAGGCGGTGGGGTGGTCGCCATAGCCCAGGTCGAGTGCATTGAGCCGCGCCCAGTGCCTCGGGATCTCGAAGGCCTCTTCCGCGATCGTGCTTTCGAGGTAGGGGAAAACGCGCCCACTTCCCAGCATCGGGATTCCGCGTGTACGCGCCTCGCGCTGGTATTCCGGGTATTTCGCGATGATACGTTCGCGATCTTCTGGCGCGATGTGCTTCGCGTCCTCCAGCTCCATCCGAATCATCCAGCGTTCGTCGGTATTCGGCTCTGGGTAGAAAAGCAAGACCACGTCGCTCATGCCGAGCAGCGGGGTGAAGGTGATGATGATGTGTCCGTTGGTGTTCGTGATACGCGCGAGACACTCTGTGTGAATGTCCTGCGGCGGCTCCTCGTCGAGCCAGATGAAGTCGATCTCGTCAGACGCCCAGGTGTCTAGATCCATCTGATACGACTTGAAGACGAGGCGTGAGGTCTCGCCGCTTTTGTGCCGGATGGTGACGTAGTCCACCAGGCCGGTGATAGCCCGGTTCATGACGGGCTTTCCCACGATTGCCGACTTGGGGATCATGCCCGTTCCCCAGTCGTTCTCGTCGCCTAACAACATGACCTGCACGCGCTCGCGCGTGGCCTTGTTCGACACACCCGCCGCCCAACAGCGGATTCCATGGTCGAAGCGTTTGCCTTCCCACCAATCGGGGTAGTCGCCCGTCAGGTGCGCTTGCGTTTCGAATCCGCCGCAGAAGGTCTTGCCGAGCTGGTTGCCAGCAAAGAAGAGTCGTTCGGGTTTGTGCGATCCGGCCTGGTGGAAGGCGAGTTGCTTGTCATACGGGTTATAGACCTTGGCCTTCTGGTACTTAACGTCACGTACCTGTTTCGCTATCTCCCGTAATGCCTCCACTCTCAATTTCGGATCTTTCAAAACCACAGGCGATAGCAAGGGCCTCGGCATCTATTTCGAGCCCCGGAATTCGCGCAGCCGCCTTTCCGATGAAGTCAACCAGGGCTTGCGGGTCCATGCCGTCGAGCGGGTCGATCTTCCGATTGCGGTTTTCTTTCCGAACAACGAACATGTCATGTTCCTGTCCTCCAATCAGTTCCAGCGCGCGATTGCTGGCTGATAGCCCGCCCTTGACGACCCGCCCAAGATCCACGTTGGTCTTGAGCTCCAACAGGATCTCGCGTTGGGTCATCACGTTTTCGCTTTGCAGTTTGCGGGCTTGTTCTTTCTGGAGGGCTGTTATTCGGAGCTTGACTTCGGGTCGTCCTGCGATCTTGTCGCCTTGCTTGGTTGCGTTCTTGCCGGTGGAGGGGCCACCCGCCTGGCGGTAGGCATCTCCCACCGATGCAGCGGTGAGCGCGCGGAACTGCGCGAACATCTCGTGGCGCGGGTTTGAGAGAGGTTGAGAGCCGTCCTCAACGTCCTCAACGAGCTGCGCCTTCGGCATCGGCTTGTTCGGAGGTGCGGTGCGCCCCATGGACTGTATTATACCGACACGACCCTCCCGGCAAGGGTGTCCGCGTGGCCCACGAAATGACCATCACGATACAGCTCGACCCCAACACCTACCAGCCGGTCGAGTCAGGCGGGCGTTGGTACAACATGCCCACCGTGAATCCCTACAATCACGAGCAGTTGGAGCCGCCATCGGCGCGCGAATACGCTCTCAAGCGTGGCTATCTCGGTCGCGGTTTCGACACCGTGGACGATGCGGTGGTTGCCGCGCAGATTCGCAGCGAGTCCATGGCGGCAGAGCCTGAGGGATTCTGGCAAAAGCTACAGACGTTGATGGACCCAACTTTGCGTCACGAGTTCCAGGGGCGCGACC